AAGTAAGATTAGTAAAGGTTGCAAACTTTATTGACCTGAAATTTCCCTTTAGTAAAATTCTTATGAGGTTTATAATTATTTTAAATATTTTTTTAATTATGAAATCTAAACCAATAGAAGGTATAAAATCTACCGAAAATCCAGGGATGAAGTATAGTAGTTACCTAGATGAAAAAGATTTTAATGAGATGATTCTAGATGGGAGAAAACTGAAGAGGAATATCTAGAAGATTACTGTAAATTAATAGATTAAGCCCTTCAGAGAGGATTAAAACGAGGAAAAATCGAATTTTATACAGAGAAACATCATATTTTACCTAGGTGTATGTCAGGTGAAGATGAGAACTATAATTACGTACTTCTTTCTGCTTTAGAACATATAATAGCACACGTTTTATTATATAGAATTCAATCAGATAATAATAAAATATTATCTGCTCTATTTTGTATGATTAATGTAAATTCAGTATATACATCCGAGCGAAAATTAGTAATAGAGAAATATAATATTACCCTTTCTGCTGAGTTAAGAGAAAAATATATACGTTCTATCTCATATCCTGTTGTTTGTCATGATTTAAATAATAAAGTTTATAGAGTATATAGTAGTATTTCAGAAACTGAAATGGATGGTTTTAATCACACTTCTGTTAGTAGTACTGTAAAAGGAGATTACAATACTTCTAGAGGATATAAATTTTCTTTATTAGAAGATTTTAAAATTAATTATCCAGAAAAATTAAATGAATTTTATTCATTAAAAGATCTACCAAAATTAAATTTAACACCTTTAGAAAGAAATACTGTATTAGAATATAATGATTCCGGAACAAAGATAGTATGTTTTGATAAAAACTTCAATGTTTGTAAAATATATAATACAATATCCTCTATTAAAATAGATGGATTTAATCCAGAGTATCTTAGAAGGAGTATAGAGAATAAAACATTATATGGAGAATATTACTGGATGTATTACAACGATGCTATTAATTTATATTCGAATAATATTCAAAAATTTTATGAAAAAGGAGCAATTTCTAATATAATAAAATATATTCCTAGAGAAACTAAGAGAAGTAAAAAGATTATTTGTCATGATAAAGACTATTTAATATATAAAATCTATGATTCAGTAAAAGATGTTATAAAAGATGGATTTTCTGAATCTTCAGTATCTGCTGCAGTAAATCGTAATAAAACAAGGACATCTTATTCTGCTATAGGTAAATACTTTGATTATTATTGGACTAGCCTAGATGAATGGGAATATCCAGATAAATTAGATGAATACTATCTTAATAAAGAAACAAATAATTTACCAAAGTTAGTTGTTAAGTTATTTAGAAATGAAATAATAAGAACTAATCGGAATCATGAGATTATAAAAATATATAAAAGTATTGGAAATGTTAGAGAAGATGGGTTATTTCACCAGAATGTATGGAGAATCTTAAATAAAGATAAAAAATTAAATACTGAATCCTTATATAATAATTCATATTGGTTTAAATTTTCAGACTTTAAAGAAAAATATTCTGATAAACTTGAAGAATATTACAAACAACAAGAGCAAAAATAAATTTCATTTCTTCTATTAACTCCAATTGGTTAATAGGCAATAAATTTAATAAATTCATAATAAAATTAATCCCAACCTCCTATAGTGATTATAGTGGGTTGGGCTCTTTTTTCTCCTCCAAATCAATAAAAAGGGTGATTTCTAAGGGTGATTTTCTTATATATGAGTAAAAATTTAAAATAAAATTAATAAAATGAAAGTAATTCAATCTAAAGTATTGGTCATAGTAGATAAAAAAGATACTATGACTCAAAAGATAGGAAATTTTGTTGTTCCTGCGAGTGAATGTGAAAAAGCTGAGGTTATTGGAGTAGGTGAAGAAGTTAGCGAGGGAGTATTAAAACCTGGTGATACTATCTTGATTTATCCAAACACAGGAAAATCATTTACTCAAGATGGAACAGAATATCGTGTTATAACTTTAAATGAAATTATTGTAGTACTTTAATTAAAACGAAACATGTCAGAAGGAAAAATTATTAATCACGGCTTTGAAACTCAGGCCGAAATTATTGAAGGTGTAAAAAAATCAGTAGAGGCAATTAAGAAAACACTTGGCCCGTCAGGTAAAGCCGTGTGTATTTCAGGATTTACAGGTCCAGAGGTGTCAAGAGATGGAGCTACTGTTGCTAAGTCAATTTCATTTAAGAATCAACTTCAGAATACAGGAGCTATCTTTGTAAAAAATGCTGCCGCTCAAACAGAAAGATTAGCAGGTGATGGTACAAGTTCGACTTCACTATTAATCAAAGAAATGTGCGAAAAAGGACAGAAAGCATTACGGACTGGAGCTAATGTAAATGAGGTGAAATCTGGTATGCTTAAGGCCGGAAAATGGATGGCTGAGTATATCAAAAATAATTCAATTCCAGTAAATGATGATATGGAAAAGATCAGAAAAGTGGCAACTATTTCAGCCAATAATGATCCGGCCATTGGAAATCTGGTAGTTGAATGTATGGAGAAAGTTGGAATGCTTGGTATTATTACAGCTGATTTCTCTAGTGGTCTTGAAACTACTATTGATGTAACTACTGGAATGAAACTCGATCGTGGTTGGGCTTCTCCACAGTATGTTACAAATCCTACTGATGGAACTTGTGTAATGGAAGATCCTTATGTAATTGTAGTAGGAGAAAGATTATCTAGTGTACAGCAAATTCTTCCGTTAATGGAACAGCTTGTACCTACTGGACGCCCATTCTTATTTATAGTAGATGATATTGATGAAGTAGTAAATACAACTCTTGTTATGAATACTCTTCAAGGTGCAATTAGATGTTGTGTTGTAAAAGGTATTGATTTCGGAGATTCAAGGAAAAATATTATGGCAGATATTTCAATTTTAACTGGCGGTAAATATATTTCTCCTGAGAACGGATTATCAGTCACACAAGCAACAAAAGAGGATCTTGGAGTAGCTAAGAAAGTTGTAATTTCTAGAGATTCATGTATTATCTATGAAGGTGGTGGTGATTCTAAAGAGATTGCTGAAAGGGTAGAAATTCTTAGCACCAAACTTACAGATCCTGGAATATCAGATTATGATAAAACTAAATTTGCGAAACGAGTAGCAAATCTTAGTGGAGGTATTGCAGTAGTGAGAGCTGGAGGAGCTTCTGAAACTGAAAAACAGAACCTTAAACAAACTATTGAAGATTCTATTCTAGCATCTAAAAGTGCTATCGCCGAGGGATGTTCTTTAGGAAGTGGTTATATCTATTACAAAGGATCATTAGAAGTGAAGAAAGATAAGACATTCTGGAAATCTTTAGTTGGAGATGAAGTAGAGGGTGCAGAAATTGTATTCTCAAGTCTTCCAGTAATTCTTAAAACAATTGCAGACAATTCAGGAGTTTCTGGAGAAGTAGTTCTAGAAAAGGTTAAATCATCTAAACCAGGAATTGGATATAATGCTAAGACTCGAAAGTATGGTAGTTTACTTGAAGAAGGAATTCTAGATAGTTCTAAATCTCTTCGAGTATCTCTTGAAAATTCTATTTCAGCAGCATCAATGATTCTCTTAATTGATTGTACAATTATCGATGATAATATTTCCGAAACTAAAATAGAAGGTTAATAAATAATAATATACTACACCTCATCCTGGTTTTGATATTTTATCCCAGGGTGGGGTTTCATTATTTTATGACAAAGATAATAATTAGTAATACCAATTCAGTTTCAATTGGATTTAGTGACGAATGGTTATATATGTCTTTAGCAGATGGTAGATATCAAGGTTATATATCTAGATTAGCATATCTTTATCGAGAAAAATATAGATCAAATACTTCAAAACTTCCAAATTTTGAGAAAATTCTAAAATTAATTAATTCTCAAGATTCCCTAAGAGGTTATAGGTTTGAAGCTAAAAGAGAGAAATTATTTTATACAATTACTCATGGAGATAATTATAAAAGAATTGGAGTGGAATTTGTTAATAAATTTTTAAAAAGTGATTTATACAACTTTAATGGAATTTCTTCTGAATCTGAGATATATTACTATAGAACAATTCAAGGAGCTTATGAATTAACCGATAAAATTTCTATAAGTTTTCCTGATTTTATAGAAAATATATTATCAAAAACAAAAGATGATATGATCGATCGTTTTGGAGTGAGTTATATTATAAATTATATGCTTAATACGCAGCCGAGAAAGCTTGATTTTCTAATTAATGAGGTTAAATAAAATAAAAAAAATTATGAAAAAAGAAGATGATAATGACTTTCCTCTCTATGATGGGGAGGAAGGAAATATTAATTTTGACGAACAAGAAGATGATTTCGATTTTGAACCGGAAGATTTACCAGATTGTCCTCTTACTGATTTAGTTATTAGTAATATGATGATGTCTAAACCTTTCGGAATACACTGGGATTATGATAAAATGAAAGAATTTTTAGTAAAACTTGGATATAAGATAATTACTAGATATTCTGATCGTCGAGAAGTTGAATATGAAGTTGCAATAAAACCTAATTCATCTTTTATACCAGAAGATGACTTTAGTAATATTAAAGAAATGTTTGACTCAGAAGTCCAAGATATAATGATTGGATGGCTATTAAAAAATAAATAAACTTATGTGCGTTACAAATAATATTACAGAAAAATCATTAGAAAAATGGAAAGACCTTATTCTTGCATGTAAAAACTATTATATTGATTCAGTACCTACCGGAATGGATGATGCTGTATATGATATGTTAGAAGCTAGAGCAGCGCAAGAAGATGGATTTTTTGTCAGAGATTATGTTTATCAAACATACTTAAAAGGAACTAAGACAAAAAATTCTTATATAGAAAAAATTAAAAAGAAAAAAGTTGAAGAAAAAACTATGTTAAGTGCTCTTTCAGAGTTTATGAATGAAAACTCTGGAAAATACTGTGATCTAAAGTATGATGGATCTAGTATAGCAATTTATTTAGATTCTTCAACTGGTATTCCAAAAAGAATAGTTACAGTCGGAAATTTAAATTTGGATAACTATGGGGTAGATCAAACTTGGAAATTAATAAACTTCCTTCCAAAAAGATTTCCGAAAGGTATAGTAGCAATTCAGGCAGAGGCATTAGTTGACATTAATCGACTTTCTGATACTGATCCTGAAACTGCTAGACAAAGAGCCAATGGACTAATAAATTCTAAGTATTGTGAATCTGAGGTAAATAATTTATTAACTCTTAGAGCTTATAGATATTATACTGATGATTCAATAGAAGGACAAATACTAAGAAAAACAGACTATCGTGAAGTTTTAAAAATGTTTGAAACTGTATGTTCAAAAACTGATGGACATATCTTATTTTCCCCTGCCGATGTATGGACTATAGAAGAACTTATGAGCGCCGGAAATAAAGAATATACAGAAACAGATAAAACAGTTACTTCAACTGGTTACTTCTTAAATGATGGTTGGGTAGTATATGATGAATTTGGAATATGTCTCGGCGCCTTAAAATTTGCTGGTGCTGGATCAGGAACTGAAGCTTTAAAAACTACAGTAAGAGGTATACAATGGAATTCTCAAGTAGCTAAAGGAAAAGATTCTTGGTCAGCTAATATTCTAATCGATCCAATTCAAGTAAAAGGATGTACAGTAAGAAAACCAAGTGCTGGAAGTGTGGGAAAAATGGTAAAAAAGAAAATTACCCCTGGAGCAATAGTAAGTATTATTATGGCTAATTCAACTATTCCAATGGTAGGGGATTCTTTTACTGAAGGTAATGGAGATTTTATGTGGCCAACTTGTAGCTGTGGTTATAATATGTCAGAAAAAGATGTTTATGGAAGTCTTTTGAAATGTGGAAATCCTATGTGTACTGAAAGACTAGATCGAATGAATAATTATATAGGATCTCTTAGTAATATTAAACAACAACTAGATCTTAATAAATTACTTGTTATAGATCGATTTAAGTGGGAAAGTACTGGGATTAATATAGATCAATTGTTGGGAAGTGTTGAAAGAAATGATCCTAATAGTTACTATAATCAATTAAGATCTTACCTTAAAACAGATTTACAAGTGAGAAATTTAGATTTAGTTTGGAAAGCAAGTTATACAATCTTAAGAAGTTATTATGAAAAGTCTATTGGAATTTAAACAAGAAGCAATAATTGTAGAAAAACCAAAAGAAGAATGGAATAGACTTTATCTTGAACTCTTAGACTTAATAAAATCTTGGGGCTTGGAAGATAAAGTTAACTCTTTTAAGTATGAATGGAAAGGATCAGGAAACTCATTTAATAAATTATTCGAATTATCTTTTCTTCGAGAATTAATATTTTACGTACTCGATATAGATTGGAGAGATCCAATTTGGGGAGATATATTTGATATTGAAAGGATAAGTAGTACTCCTAAATCCTATCACGGTTCAGGAAATGATATTACTATTGAAACTTACCTATTTCAACTTGAAGATAAATCAAAGGTATTAAATAGTCTTGATGGAAATTGGGTATTTGATCATTATAAAGAAGTGAAAGATTTTATGGATCAATATAATGATAAATATTTAAAACTGTTTGAAATTAAGAGATTATTTCCATTAGAAGTAGAGATAGAAAATGTTTGATTTAGAGCAAAGAAAAAATTATATAAAAACAAGAAATGATACAGATTATACTGATACAGTGAAAGCAGTATATAAAATCTTAGTATCTAAATATTCCTACCGAGCAAGAATTTCAGATATTTTTCAACTCCTTAAGGATGCATTTGGAATTAATGAATTTATTATTCTTGATTATCAGCAAATGAATAATGCACCCTTCGAATCTTGGTTAGTTGATCAGTATATATCTTGGAAAAATGGTAAGGAGATAGATTTTATAGAAATATATAAAGCTATCTTAACTGTTGGAGATTTTACTACATCTGAAAAAGAATTGTTTGAGTCAGGTCTGATTGAAGAGCGTTTATGGGCTATTTTCTTATTAGTTGATAGCCCCGAATTAAATATTATATAAAATAACATTAAAATGATTGAAGTAAATTTGTATTCTATTCCGGCCCAAGAAATGAATTCTATGGTAGGCCGTTGTGTTGCTCGTAGCCGTTTTGATAAAGAAGGTATGGGCGTAAGTGTTATGGAATTTGTTAAGGGTTTTTTAAAGAATAATTTAGCAAATTTCGAAAATAGTATTGGTAACGCTGAATTAGTAAGCTTTATTAATTCAGAAACTACAATGAGTACTAAGGATTTTTCTTGCATTAATTATTGGTTAGCTCAAGTTGGTTATCTTGTTCAGATTCAAAATGTAGCTGATGATGAAGAAAATGCAGCCGGTATCCCGACAGGTGATGTAGTAGAGTGGAATGTAATCGATTACAACTTTATGCAATATGATTACCCAACTGCAACTAAAATTATTCCTGGTGAAGGTCTTGAAATTCCAGCTATCCTTAGGCAGATTGTAGAACAGTCTGGTTTGTTTGATCCTAATAAATTAAGTGGTGTTAAAAATCCATTTACATTATTGTTAAATAATATGGATAAAATTAAGAATACTACTGGATCTGTATCACCAGCTATTACTACTCAGATCTATAATCTTTTAGATCAGATGGGTATTAAAGTATTTTGTGCAACTTCTGAAGATTAATTACAATGACTACTCTACAAAATGATATTCTAGAAATATATAATTCCTTAGTAGAGTTTTCTGATAATACAGTAAAAACAAACTTTCCGATTCCAATTAAAGTAAGATATGAAAAAGAAACTAGATTACTTATATTTGAACAGAAAGGAAAAACGGTATATCTAGGTCTCCCAGTCTATTATTGTTTAGCACTGGAGGACTTAGAAAAACCGACTTATCTATTACCAGAAGATTATGATTATCTAATGTCAACTCTTCAATCTTTAATAGCATCTGGAGAATTGATAAAACCTAGAACTTGTCTTGGCCCTGAAAACTATGGATTTAATGTTTATTCAACTAATATTAATGAAATGTATAAAGGACCTGATGTAATTGGACAAGTAAAGTTTATTTCTGGAACATCTTGGTTATTTAAGTTTAGAACAAGAAAAAAGTATAAATTATGAATTTTAACGGAACGATTATTATCACAGATCCCTGCTATATTGCAGAAAATAAGGATTGGGGAAACGGATTTAATTATAATAATATGACTATCTCGGAAGAAGTAGGATTCTCTGATAATTATATTTGGGAAGATACTGGAGTTGGAGATGGAAGATGGAAAGTATCAAAACTAAAAAATATTCTTGGCTTACTTGAGCTTGAAAAATTCATAGATGATATTGAAGAAGCTTACTATAATCTTTACGATAATCCTTCAATTGAAAATCAGATTAATCTTGAAAAATTAGTTAATCAGAGGGAAACTATTGGAAGATATTGTGTAGATTCTGGGACTTTTGGAGTATTTTATCTTGACGAAGTTTTAAAATATAAGCCAGATTTTTTAGTAGAACATGGAGATTGGTGTTATACAATTATTAAAGACTTTATTGGGGATGTAAATGTATATACTGATTCTCGTGAACAAAAACATTTTTTAGGTATAGGTAATAAAACATTTTATAGTAATACAGTATCATGGTTGTAAAAATTATTAATAAATCAAAATTTCCACTTCCAAGTTATGCAAAGCCTGGAGATTCTGGAATGGACCTTAGAAATATCGGTGAAGAATTTACATTAAAACCGTTAGAAAGAAAATTAGTTCCTACAGGCATATATGTTCAACTTCCCCCTAGAACTGAAATCCAAGTTAGAGCTAGATCTGGAGAAGCCTTTAAAAAAGGATTAGGAGTTTTAAATGGACCAGCCACTATAGATTCAAACTATAGAGGAGAAATTGGAGTAATTTTAGTTAATCTTAGTCCTGTAGAGGTAACTGTAGAACATGGAGAAAGAATTGCTCAGATGGTTTGTGCAGAAGTAACTCATATGGAATTAGAGGAAGTTAGTAAACTTGATGAAACAGAACGAGGAGGATCAGGTTATGGCAGTTCCGGAATACAATAACGATATAAAACGACTTCTTGGATTAAAAGGAAATACTAGATTAGAAATTCAAAATCAATTAACCCAACGAATCTTAGAATATGATTATATAGATAAAACTCCAGGAATAGGATTGAGATTTTTAGAAACAAAGAAAAGAAATCGAGAGGCTGGTGAATGGATTTATTATAATATTCTATTCGAAGCTAGAAAATATCAAGATACTCCTGAATATTTAGCACATATTCTAGGATCACTATCAAAAGTAGTAAAGACCTGGGGAGATTATTCTAATATTGATGTAGTTGGAATTCAAGAAGTTGATTGTGAAGAAGCAGATTATTATTATATACTAATTTATATTTTAAGTGATGGAAAAGACAAAGAAAAACTCGAATCCGATGGAGAGTGAAAAAATGTCGGAAAAAGATTATGAATTTCTAGAGAAAAGAAGAGTATGGGGATGGGATAATGCAATGTCTGTAGCAAATGATTTATGGGCTAGTATTCATAGTTCATTACTCGCTGGAGATTTAGTATTTGCTTATAAAGATACTACGGGAGAGTCAGGATTAACTCAGATTGTCGTAGTAGCACTTAATCAACCAACAGAACACTTTTCGGTTGGTATGGTTACATCTGGATATACTGCACTTCTTCCACATGTACCATTTAATTTCTTAACCAGTACTGTTCTAGGGGATCTCAAGAAGTATAAAGTTGATAAGAATATAATAAAGGCTTACGAACAAATTTTAGAAAATTATAAAAGATGAGCAATTTGAGAATTTTAAGTGTTGATGTTGGTTTTTCTGCTATTAAGTGTTCTTTTAAGGATTCCAACGGTTTAATAAAATTTGAAAAGTTTATTAGTGCAACAGCAAAACTCCCTGAAAAACCACTTGAAAGTGATGATGATATGGTATTTCCATTAGGAGGAGATTATTATGTATTAGGACCTGCAGCATTAAAAGTACCTAGATCTTATTTACTTAAGCTTGAAACTTTTGAAGATCTAAAAGCAGTTTATGCCCCATGGTTGTCATATTTAATAAAAAAATATGGTGGAGATGAAGGAATAAATGCATTTGATAAATTAGCTATTGGTTTATCAATGGCTTTTAATACCAACGATAACGTAGATGAGTTATTAGATTATTTATATGAAACATTAAATATAAATAAAGAAGATTATATATATTGTTTTTGCCAAGGCTTATCGTGTAAATATACCTATAATGAATATGGGTTAAATGTTCGTGAAGCTTCTAGACGTAATGATGTCAAATTAAGAAATGCATTAATACTTGATGGAGGATTTGAAACTTTAGATTTCTGTAGTATTATCAATGGTACCTCTTCAGCGGGTGCTGCTGTAGGAGTAAAAGATTCTGGCGTAATTAGAATAGTTTACGATCTTGTTGATTATCTATATAAAAATTACTCAATATCAATTTCAATTAAAGAAGGACAGGTAATTTTAGATACTGGAGTTTTAAAACGCAGAGGAAAAACAATAGATCTATCTAGACAAGTTGAAGAGTTTTCAAAAAAATATATTATCGAAGTTTTTCAATATTTAGATAAAAATTATGGAGAGGTACTTGATGCTCTAGATGATGGTATTATTGTTTTGGGAGGATTAAGTTATTTTATGAAAAAATATCTTCATGATCCTGAAGTAGAAAAAGAAGTGGATAAAATATTTAGCGTATCTGAAATAGTATATCCAGAAGAAGACTCAGAATATTATAATTGCATATCATACTTGAGATTAGCTGAAAAAGTAGCTAGTGATAATATGAAATGATAAAAATGCACTTAGAAAAAGGTTAAAAACCTAATATATGAAAGAACATTAGAAAAATTTATAAAAGAAATATTTATAGATCGATCTAATGTTCTTTTTACTTTTCATTATAATTTTTTAGGGATAGTAGGAAGTAATAGAGGTTGCAAACTTTATTATTCCCGAGATCCCTTTTCAAAAGAATTATAATGAGTGATGTTTTATTTATAAAAATAATGAAAAGTAATTTATCAAACTCAGAAAACAGAGCTATAGAATCCTCTATATCACAGAACAAGGTGAATAATAGTAACCTATACCTTGATGAAACAGATTCTAAAGGTGTTCCTCTCTTAAGAAGAGTAGAGAAGTATCCAGATCTTCCTGAAAACGAATTTATCCCAATAGAGTATACTCATTCTAATGGACATACTGTAAAAAATATCTATTATATTAATAAATTAGGACAGATTAAAAACATAGAAACAGGAAAATTATTAAAATCTTCAAAAATTAGAAATTACTATTCAATACATCTTTTTAGTGATAATAAGAAAAGATTAGATATAAGATTGCATAGATTAGTAGCTTCTACATTTTTAATTAATCCCGATCCAATTATCTATAGTGTAGTAAATCATATAGATCATAATTCAGAAAATAATTGTTTATTTAATCTTGAATGGACAACACAAACAATAAATAATAGTATAGTAAAAGGAAAACGTAGATATATTTCTAAAGATAAATTAATGGAATATGTTGCTTTAGGTGATAATAAAGAAGAATTATTTACTATAAACAGAGTAAATAATAAGGGATATAATATAGATCAGATTGTTGTATCTATTTATAATAAATGTAAATATAAAGGATATTATTGGAAAAGATCAAGAGAATCTAAGAAAGAAAAGGCTCTTAAGTTAATAGGGTACTCTGGAAACTTAGATGATTATGAATGGTATGAACATTGGAAGTATCCAGGATTATATGTATGTAAAGAAGGATTTATTAAGAAAATTATTCGAGGAAATCATAGGATTTTATGTACAATGAGTCGAGAGGGGTATATTAATATTATTATCGGAAAAGATCATGGAAAAGAATATAAAGCTCATAGAATAATAATGGAATATATTCTAGGAAGAGATCTTAGAAATGATGAAATAATAGATCATATCAATACTATTAAAACAGATAATAGCTTTTCTAATCTTAGAGTAACTAATGCAAAAGGAAATATGAATAATCCTTTAACTATAGAGAAAAGAATTAAAAGAGTAGTAGCAGCTGATTTATTTGGCAACTTTATATGTTATGAATCTGGAAAATATATTTCAAAAAATATACTATCTTTATCATCAACAGTATACAGTTCAAGTGCTTTAGTAAGATTGAAAACTCCGGGAGAAAAGATAATTGTTATAAAACCTGGAAATAAAGAAGAGTTATTAAATAAAATGAAAACAGTAACATATGTTTTTAATAATGAAATGAAAGTTATTGGTGCATTTATTAATATTAAATTATATAAACAGAAAGTAGAAACTAAAGTAAGTTGGGCTATTATTAATAAATATCTTAATTCAGAAAAGTTAGCACCTGATGGAAATTATTATTTCAGAGGAGATAAAGCAGTTGAATTAATATTATCTCAAGGTCATGGAAGAGCTTGGGAATTTGAACCTGAAAATAAATAAATAAATAAAAAATTGATAAACAATGAGTAAATCAAAAATAATTAAAGGACAAGCATTTATTATTGAAAATGCTTTAGTTCAAGAACAGATTTTATTAACTCCAGGACAAGCAAGTACTACTAATATTGTGGAGCTTATTAAAAATATATGGGATGACCTTAAGACAGAAGGTACATATAAAAGTAATAAAAAGAAAAACTACTTTTATTGGGAATATGAAATGACTGATACTGAAAATGAAGATTCAGTTATTAAAGTAAAAATGGAATGCCCCCAGCCAAAAGAAGGATTATTTGAAGAACCATATGATCCTGAAACAGTAGAAGGCGACTATGCTAAATATTGGGTAAAAAAACTTAAAGAATCTACTGAAAATTATGAATACAAGGCAGCAATTCAGAAAAAAGAAATAGTTTTCCCTGGCACTAGATACGTAAATCAAGAAGGTGAAGTAGTAGAAGTAGAGGAGTCTAGAATTAGTAATACTGATATCGGCGACATTACTAATTTACTTGGATTGTTTTAATAGAAAATAAATTATGGAAGAGGAAATAATAGAATCAATCGACGAAGAAAAATTACCAACTATCATTAGTAATGATGAAGATGTCATAGAAGAGGTGATCCCTGAAGAAATCCCTGGAACTAGTGGCATAATCGGAGGCAATCCCTTCGGAAACATAAGAATACAGATCAATGGTCAAGATATTTTTATGTAAAATAACATAGAGAGGTTAGATACATTTTCTACCTCTCTTATTTTTATATACTTGAATTTTATATTATTAAAACTTGAAACTTACAAAACACGTAAAATTTAAGTTTTTTCTCTTATATGTGTGATGAAAAAGATGTTTAATTTAGAAACTATTTTTGTTATGTGTAAAGAAAAACCATTTAATCGCCAAGATCAAAAATATCCAGATCTCCCTGACTATGAATTTATTCCATTAGTATATCCAGGTATTAAGGATATATATGAGATTAATAAAAAATCTGAAGTTAGAAATAAATACACTAAACAACTATTAAAACAACAACAAGATGAATTTGGATATACTACAATCTCTCCACAATATATAGAAAAGCATAAAAGAAAAGCAAAATCTATTCATATAATAATGGCTACCATTTTCTATAATAATTCAGAACCAAAAATATATAATATAGTTAATCATATAGATCATAATCCAAGAAATAATAACCTATCTAACTTAGAATGGGTTACTAAAAGTGAAAATAATAGTCCAGATAGACGCTTACCAGTTCATAAAGATAAACGAATTAAATATACTGCAATGGATAAAAAGGGAAATGAATTATTTACAATAGATTCTTTAGATAGTAAAGGATATGATATACGTTACATTTCTTCGATTGCTAAAAAAAGTCAATATAGCTATAAAGGATATTATTGGAAACGACAAGAATCATTAAATAATCAAAAGTTTTTTGATCTTATAGGATTTTCTGGAAACTTAGATGACTATACTTGGTATGAACACTGGAAATATCCTCAATGGTCTGTGTGTAGTGAAGGATTTATTAAATCAAATAGATTTAATAAATTAATAGGAACACTTAATAATAAAGGATATATTATAGTTGATAGTAATAGTACTAAAGCGCATACAGTTATTATGGAATATCTCTTAAGAAGAAATTTAAAAAAGGGAGAAATAATTGATCACATTAATACAATAAAAACAGATAATAGTTTTTCTAATCTTAGAGTTACTGATCAAAAAGGAAATATGAATAATGTAAATACTCTGGAAAAATTATCAGAAAAAATAGTATTAGCAGATCTATATGGAGACTTTTTAGATTTTGGTTTTTCGAGAGATATCCAGAAACTAGTTGGAAAAGACAATATTAAAAGATCCAGAGTAGATAGGTTATTAAGTAGTAATGTAATTTCTACAAAATATATTTGTATTAAACTTGGAGACAAAGAGAAATTACATAAAAAGATGGAGAATATAATATATAAATTTTCTAAAGATAAATTAAGAGTTCTTGGAGCATATAATTCAATTACATCTGCAAAGAAGGAATCAGTTATTTCTACTAAAAGTATTAGTAAAAATTTAAATTCTGAAAAACCTGCGCCAGACGGATATTACTACATGAGAGGTCCTGAGGCAGTAAAGTTAGTACTATCGTTAGGACATGGAACAGCTGGAGATTTTAAACCTGAAAATAAAAAAAGGAATCTCGAAAACCCCTAAATTCTTATATATGGAAAAAGGAATTTTTGAGGGCCTCAAATTCTTATATATGGTAGAGAAGATTGAAAGATATTATTTACAGAATCTGGAGATCTAATTTTTATAATAGACCCTGAAACTATTATAAATAAAATCTATCAAAAAAGACACAATATAACAACAAAAGAGGAGCCCTCATGGCGGAATAGGTAGACGCAGCAGACTTAAAATCTGCTTTTCTGAAAAGAAAGTTCCGATTCGACTTCGGATGAGGGTACAAGACATAATTATAACAGGGCCCATATCTCAGTTGGTTAGAGAAGCTGACTCATAATCAGAAGGTCGTCAGTTCAAGCCTGGCTGGGCCCACTAATTTAAAAGAATATTCAAATTAATGAATATTCTTTTTTTATTTCCCCAAAATCCTTATTAATGTAATAAAAACTAAAAGAAAGAAAAATTATGGAAAAAGATTACGAGAAATTATTTGCAGTAAAATATGTTTTACAAAAAGAAGGCTTAGAAAAATTTAGAAGGAACCGTAAACATATTACTGAATTTGAAAATGTATTTTTTGAAGTTGTAAGTAAAGAACCCAGACCTATAAGAAAATATAAAATTTCAAGTAATATACAAAACTATATTCGATTTTATTCACTTAATAAAGAACGGCTATTTTCTAGCAAATTAAGAGATATAGTCAGTAAAAAGAACTTAGAAGACTTATTTAGAAATTCAGAAAAGAAAGCTAAATTTGGATTGATATATAATTCTAGTACGAAAGATAAACAGGAAACAGACTATAATGCCCACTCTATTTTTTGTATAACAAGTGAATATATTATACTATATGCATTTATTGGAAAGTGTATTATGGGCAATGATAAAAAAACATTTAATTCATTAGGAAGTGTAGTAATAAAAAAGAGTGATTTATTAAATTTTTCTGAATTAAACTTAGAAGGTTGTTTATATAGCATGGATGAATTTGTTAACTCATACAAACTTTGTAAACAGTTTAATTGTTTGGATAAATTTTTTAAAAGTATTCCTTCAAAAATGATGAATGAGTTTACTTCATTAGGATGGTCAGATACATTAGAAGATTACTATAAAGAGGTAATAGATAGTCAAGAAGATTTATTATCAAATAATAAAACTATAGATGATCTTATTAAATATTTTAAAAATAATTATAATCAAACTTTATATTCGGTTGAAGCTAAGGAATCATTTAGCATAAAATACAGATTTATCTATGAATCATTTAAAAGTTTTATATTTTTGATGACTTCTGAAATAAAAACTGAAACATTTGAATCTGTGTTATCTGGAAAAGTAAAAAATCCACCTACACAATTTGAAGATCCTAATACTGGCCGAAGAAATCAAGGAGTAATCGTAGTAGATAGATTATATGATATAGAAATAAATATAGATTGTCCATTTGGTGTAAGAGGTCATTGGAGAAATCAATACTACGGAAGAGACGCGGCCGGAAATCCAATACATAAAAGAATTTTTATTGAAGCATTTGAGAAAAAAGGTTATCATAGAAAGGCAACAAAAGAATTAATAGAAAACAAATAAAAAATTAAGAGAGGAAATTAATCCTCTCTTTTTTAATTTTTCTGCTCTTTTTTATAAATATTCCAAAACTTTTCCACTTCAATCTCTACTTCTAAATAATCCTCTTCAGTAATAACATTAGAGAGTCTTTTATTAAGATTCTCAAGATCTGATACTTTAGAAGTATTATTTTTTGATTCATAGAATTTAAACATTACATTTAGTTTTGGTTGAAGAGCATCAATTTTCTTTTCTACTTCTTTACTAGGATAACCACCTAAAGCTCTACTTATAGCTTTTCCTGTTCCATAAAGAACTTTTCCAGCTAAATAACTAGCAATCATAGTTGCTATTACTCCTCCTGCTTTCATAAATTTTCTATATTTAAGTTTTTTATTCACATATAAGGCTTTGACATGAAAAAAGAAGGGATAATTGTTAAATCCCTTCTTCTAATTTTAATCTCAAGAAATAAATCCCTCGAATTTGTAATAAACTATGTATTCCTCTTGATTTTCTCCTTTTATATAGCGAGAAATTCTAAATACAATACTTTCTAATGGTTTATATTTCATAAGAACATATTCAGTTAAGTGTCGTATTTTTTCTCCCTTTACTTTCTTTTCAAGTTCACTCAAAATCTCAAACTTTCCTGTAGTTCCTATCGAATGCTGAGTTCGGTTAAAAAACTCATTAAGATTTTCTAACTCAACTCCAACAACAATTCCTTTCTTTGGTAATTTAATTTCTGATTCCATAATATTAATATTTTGTTTATTACTACACTTATAAGGATTTGATTCGTTCTATTTCTGCCAACAATTCTTTCTCTGATGTGTAAATATACCAGGGATATCCATATTTTTCTACTAATAGTTTATCATAGCTAAAGTATAACAAAGTAATTCCTTGCTCTCTACACCATCTATTTTTCTTTATATCAGATTTTCTTGTTTTTAAAAATGAATTAAAACTACCTCTACAATGTTTACTGTAATGATTTGGACCTTGTACTTCAATAGCTATATTAAGATTTGGCAAAAATATATCTATTTTAGAATAAGATGAATATGAATCTAATTGAGTATTTACTATTAATTTATCCTGTAAAAAACTTACTAAAGATTTTTCCCAAGATGATATTTTCATATTTACTGATTTCTTTATAAACTTTAAATATTTTATCCATCCATTATTATAACATTTAGTACATAATCCTGGAAATTTATCATGCAATTCGCTTTTTGTAATTAAATTATCATAAATAAATTTCTGCATAAGTTCAATAGAGTTAATTGATTTCCATGAAATTTTTTCACGTTTAGTATAGTTTATATAATTAAGATCTTTTATCCATCCATTCGTAGTACACAAATTAGTTAATCCAGGATATTTATTTCTAAAATCTTTGGGAGACTCTATATTATTTTTGAAAATAAATTCTTGTGCATCTTGAATTGTTTTAATATGCTCCCAATTATTTTGTTTTTTAGGAAATTTTAGATACTTAATCCACCCTTTCTCACAACATCTATTATGTAATCCCCTAAAATTATTATATAGATACATTGGATTAGGTATATTCTCTTTATCAATAAAATTTTGAACATCTTCTATGGTTTTATAGTTTTCTGACCAATTAGTTTGTTCTTTTTGAAATTTTAAATCTTTTAGAAATCCTTTTAATCTAGCTCTTTTATATAAACCTCTATGAGGAGAACTTTGAAATTCTCTTCTGGTTTTTATATCATTGTCTATTATGTATTTTTGTGTTTTATTAAAATCAAATTCTTTCCAATTCATAAAATAATAAATTAAAATAAGGAGGGAATCAATTCCCTCCCTAAATGATTTATTTAGAATTAGATTATTAGTATAGTATATTAATGAGAATCATATATTTTTTAATCTAATTCTGAATTTTCTTTTCTCATATTTTCTGTATGAAAGAAGTAATCAATAGCATTAAATGTAGTTAGGTTATATCTCAATCTATCTACGGGCGTATTACTAGGTCCATAGGAAATAACAAGATCTTCAAATGATACAAAACTTTCATTTAGTATTAAACTAATTTTAGGATCCTCAAGATATTTCTTTGCTGTTCCTGGTTGAAGTTCAGCAAGAGATATATGAGGTGTATAAGAATACTCAGAAACAACTTCATACTTCGTTCTTAATCCTTTATTGATTAATCCAAGTGTTTTATACAATTCACTAGTTTGTTTCATTTTCAACACTATATAATCACTATCATTCTCAAAAGATCCGATCTCAAAATTATTTAAAATTCTTTCAGTATTTTCAGATCTTATATATTCAATAAAATTATCAAATTCGGGTTCTCCTAAGATAGTTTCGATATCTCCTAGAATATTCATCCTAGGGATTTCTTTTCCTTGAGCGTATAATAATGTTATATGTGATTCATTTTCAATTCCAGTATCTTTAAGATCTTCTCTACTAAATATAGCAGATAAAGATACTGGAAGATAGAGCGAGCAATTTAGCATTAAACAGCTATTATTTTCCATATCAATTACCTCCCATATTTAATAGGTTATTTTTACGACGGAATTTAATCTTTAAATCATTTAATTCTTTTTTTAGACTTGCTTACTAATTATTATCTCTAATAAATTTTAGTACTAGACTATATCTTTTACAAATTAGATTTCAATTTATAATTGTTCACATAGTCGTTGAATCTAGTTTTATAAATCTAGACTGCTAATTAAACTTTCTCATTAAGTCTTTCTAGCAATTCTAACAATTCTTAAGTTATATCTCAAACTTTGGACCATTTTATTTTTAATCCACCTTGATTAAATCCCTTATCATCTACTACGGTTAATCCTAGACCAAGTAAATTATTTAAAAATATTTGATTATCTTCCTTCGCAGTGTCTTTTCTAGCACCGCTGATAAATTGATCCGCATTTCTAGAAAGTAATACGGCCAATTCCATCTCACCAATTTTCTGTCCGGTTTGTCTATAGCGTCCCTTTCCAAGTATAGGTTCATCTCGTTTGGCATTAATATCTACGCCATATAAACTTGATGTAACTTTGTTGGAATAGCTTGGTATGTGATATAATTCTTCAAGGGTCATATATCCAGCCATCAAAGGCTTATCTACTTCTATAAATTTTCCAGACATTCCAGATACTAATTTATTGTATTCTTCAGGTTCTAGATTTTCTTTTAATTCATCAAGATCTGTTAATTCAGTTTCAGGCATAAGGATTTTACTCTGACTCTCTACACCTAATTCATCAGCCCATTGATTTACAAGCTCAGGTGTAAATTTAGTAGAGAAACATCCTACGTTGAAATAATACATATCCTCTATCTTACTAGTATTATGACGTTCGATAATTTCTTCAACATCTAAACTAGTAAAACGCCCAGGGTAGTATTTTTCAAGAAGAGGTTTAATTTTCTTCTGCCCTGTTTTTGTTTTCTTATAATCATCTACGAGATCGTGTAATTTATGTGCAATAAGTCCGAGCAGTGTTTCCATCTCTGGTTCATTAATATGTTCTATTAAGGAAGACTATATTATCTAGGTACTTACTATAGTCGTTGAGAAAGGATTTTATTACTTAGATCAAGCTAAGAATATCCTTTTTGCTGATTATCTATTGTCATATATTACATCCGCTCTAATAATTAAATCTTTAGAGCGAGAAATTCCTATGATGTAAGTTTTCCAGCAATTTAAAGTATTTTCCTAAACATTAATTATTTAGGCCTCTAGAATTTAAAGGACGCTCGGAATTTTCAATTATGTTAACTGAATATTTTCTATTCAAGTTCAGACTATATCATCTACTATCACAGTAGTTATGTATTTAGTCGTTGAATATAAGTATAATTTTGATAAATAAAGACGACGAAGTTTCAATCTTTTATAAATTTATATCCTTTTTCTGGAGAATGATTTACTATATAAGATAAGTTCTCTCTACTTAATCCATTAGCTTTAGCACATTCTGTTATAGAATGAAATATTCTTCCACTAGGATCCATTATCTTTTTAGAATTTGGATGTTTTTCTCCTACTCTATCTCTACATAACTGAGCTTTCTTTTCTCTTAATTCATCTGATAGATTTGGTTTTTTCTGAGGCTTTTTCTTTCCTGTTTGTGCCTTAGAAATATTTTGTTTCCATTCATCCGTTATTATTCTAGCTTTCATTTTTTCTCCATGTAACCTCCTTACTTCAGGATCTTTATAATACTCTTTTAGTGTATTTGAAATCTTTAATCTCATTTCTGATGTTTTCTTAGGATTTTTTCTTGTTTCAGAAAATCTTTTTCTAATATAATCCACCTGCCTAGGAGAAAGATGTTCACCAGTTTTACTAGTTGATATTCGCTGAATAGCATAAATTAGTTTAGGATTATCTGGATACATTCGTTCTAATAGCATATGACATATCACATGCTCTCTTCCAGTTAACATTACTAAATTAGATTCATCATCACTACCTCCCATACATTTAGGAAGAATATGATGAATTTCTACATAATAATCCACTGTTCTTTTATCTAAACCTCTTTCAAGGCCTCTTATTATAATAGATTCATATATCTTTTTATATACTAATCTATTATGTTCTAAAATATCTTCTTTATTCATCGTCTTGTTTTTATTTATATTTGTCGCGTCTTTTTTTTATAAAATTTAACTTATACTGCTAATTATCTATAAGACTTCTAGCATTTTAACATAATTTAAGAACCGCAAAAATTCTACGGTTGATTGTTGAATACATTCTTGCTTAATAAATTTTTATTAAGATTAGACTATATTATTTAAGCTTGCCATAGTCGTTGAACAAGTAATTAAATACTACTATACTACTTGATGCTGATTAAATTTTAATATTTTTCCAGCATTTTAAAGCTTTTTCATAGATTTCAAAAATCTAAGTCCCATTCATTAAATAGGATTCATCACAACCTCTACTCTTTTTTGTTTTCCATTTTTATCGACCATTATAGGCATTAAATCATCAGACTGAACTTTTGATACAACACCCTTACCTCCATATCTGGAAGTAATTTTAGAACCAATCCATTGATAATCAATAACTTATATATTGATATTAGACTATATCATTTATATCTTGTCCTTAGTCGTTGAACATCTTACTTTTGTTAGATGATGCTGATTCCTTGGTTCCAGCAATTCACAAAATTTTCTTGAATATCAATTAAGTTATTCAAGGGACAATTATAATTTATCCCGATGGTTCTTTTAATAAGTCTTACACGAACAGTATACACAACTTTATAAGCATCCGGATCCATATTAATAGGATCTAATGTATCTGCTGCAATATACTCTGGATATTTTTCGTAGATAATTTTTCTAGATTTTGTTTTTTCATATTCATCTATAACATCCTGTGAAGTATGTGTAAATGAATAATCTGGTGCTTTTACTGATTTAGGAATTTTAGGTTTTTTCATTTCTTGTATCATAACATCAGAAACTACCGCCTCGTCTATATTATTAGGCACTATTAAATGATCCTCGATAGTATATTCGGAGAGATCGTGTCCTTCTCCGAAAAGTCCTCCGAGTTTTTCTTGTAGTGCCTGATTTATAGCATCAAGACGAACAGCTTTATATAATGTCACTACTGCATCTTTTGATTTAACCTTTGTTCCAATAGGGGCGATCCACTTAATAGCACTAGTACTCTTAACATTTATCATTAAGTCAATTATACTATATGATGCTATACGATTTGCAAATGATTCTGATATCACCAAAGCATCCTCATTTACTAAACCATAATAGGCGTGGAAAAGTACCAGAGCATTAACGCCGGCCTTATATGTTTCAGGAGTATGTCCAACTGCACCAGTTATAATATCTCCCTGTTTTACTTTTTGGCCGATTTTTACTTTAGGCTCTGTAAATACCGCCACGTCATTTATACTCTGAATCGCTGTTCTTCGTAAAATATTTGTCTCAGTTCCATCAGGCAATTCAATTATAACTTCATCCTCTGTTATATCCTTTACCTTACCCTCTGGATAACTGAACTTTTCATTTAATATATTATCTTTCAACTCTTCATTCCTTCCAGTGTCAACAAGTGCACGCTCCGCATTAATCAGAGGTATACTCTGTTTAAGCATTGATGTCAAATCTTCTATAATATACTTTTAATTATAGTTTAGAATATAAATTTAACCTTTATTTTGGTTAGTAAGTCTTTATTCGTTACACTAAAGAAATCTATTATCTTTAGCTCGGTATTAGAATTTTAATTATTCCTTCACCGAATTTACTTACTAATTACTTAAAATATTACTACTTTAAGCGGCACATAAATTAGTACCCATGCTTATTCTGACACTATCTGTATACACTTAAATTATTTTTAACTTAAGTAGACTATATCATCCCAGGTTTTAGTTCCTAGGTTATACATTTAGTCGTTGAGAAAGGATTTATATTAGTAATCCTTTTTGCTGATTTGAATCTATCTTTCCAGCATTTTAGTATAATTTTCCTAATCTACTATAAAATTAGGCAACTATTTTATAATTGACAAAAGGAATTCTTCGAGTTGTACTAGATAATCTATAATCAGGCGCCAAATCGATCAACTCTATTTCTTCGACTGGAACCATTTTTCTTTTCATCCTATATTTAACTTCTACCTGACCATCTTTATCAGGTTTTAAAGTATTAGTTTCATAATCTACATACTCACTGGCAGCTACTTTTTTATTAAGATAGTCTATATAAGGTATAGTGACCTTAATAAAATTTGGATCATATACATCAAATAATACATCATCATCTGTAATATGACATGAAACTGTAAGTGAGTTCTGAAGATTAGTATTATTATTGATAGGTGTCGTTACTAAATAATATTTCTATTATTACTAGACTATATCTTAAAACATTAATTGTTTTCTTGTACATAGTCGTTGAATATAAAAATTGATTATTGAGAATTGGCATTTATATTATTAATTAGAATATTATAATCTTATTTGTTATTATCATTATATATTTTTTGCCAATTCATAAAATTTAATGTATTAATTTCTATATAATAGATGCCTTTCCTTAATTTAATCAATTTTTATACTGCTGATAAATCCTCTTTCACAAGAAGATATTTCCAGCAATTCACAAAATTCTATCAGAATATTATTTTCTGAACGGACTAACCATTAATCCGCGATATCAACCAGATCCGTAAAGGTCTGATTAAATGCTACGCTCGCAGGGATAACAATTTTTTGGGAAATAGCCTCTAAGTTAATGGAATTTACTCCGGGGGGAACTTGTAGGCTAGAGTCTCCTTTGTTATCACTACTTCCTTTAAAATAACGGAATGCTAATGTACTAATTGCAGTTACTTGATCTTGAATTTTACCATACTTTGTAAAATATGATGTAATTCTTCGTCTAGCTGCAAAATAGTTACGTCCATTATTATTCCTAAAAATATATTGCATAAAACTGTTAGGAACTGATTCTAATGTTTTATCAATGATTAAGTCTTTTAGTCTATCATCTCCAAAGGCCGAACATTCCTGTATTAGTTTTTGTGTAATATATTCAGGTTTATAATCCAAGTCAAGTTTGATCATTAATTTCTTGGTTTGTCTTTCAGTTAACTTCAAGATCTCCTTTTTATCAGTTTCCAAGTATTTATCAATGTCTTCAAACTTTATATCAATTGGTTTATCTGCAATTCCAAGTTCCGGATTAATTCTTTTTATCTTCAGAATCTGTTTTTGAATATCGTAAACTCTATCATAGTCGAAATTAACTTTATAATCTCCTGTACCAGACATTTTAATACGACAGTCATAATCAGATCCCATTCGATTAGTTGAAATACGATAAGCGCCTTCTATAATAAATGCACCATCAATTTCTTTAGGAACTTCGAACTCTGCATACTTCATTTCAGGATCTTCTTTCCCATCCGTTATAGTTGTATATTCAATTCTTACTTTATGTGTAGCAGTTAATCCATTTTCAATATAGTAAGAAGCTGGTTGAGGAGGTTCTTCTATAAATGAATATCCAATTTTTCCAACTTTTACTTTAGGATTATATGCATCAACTTTATTAAAAAATCGATCTACTATAATTTTTGCTCCAGTGTTTCTGAAATATTGATTAAAATTACTCATTATACTAATGGTTTTATATTTAATTGCTTATATTCGCAATCTACTGAATTAAAAAATGTTTCTAATTCTGATTTAATACTATCTTTTAAGCTACGAGCCTCTACATATTCTCCCATAGGTTTACCATCAAGAGATCTAAAAAAAGCTTCATAAGTAACAAGATAATTGAAGTTATCTTTAAGTTGATGTAATGTAAGCTTTACCGAAAATCTTTCATACTTCGGAAAAATATCATCTCTAAGTTTTTCATATAATATTTCTCTCGCCTGTATAATATTCGGATCTTGACTGTCTAAAATGTTATATGGAATTTCATATGATAGTATAATTTTATAATAATTATCGTTCATAACAAAAAATTCTCTTCTCTGGTTTTAATCATCATATATCCAAGTTCATCAAATTTCCTCCCCTTCGAGATGTAGTTGATGCTTTCTTGGGTTTTTCTTCTTTTTGTTTATCTCCATCCACAGAGATACATTTTTCTTGCTCGGGTTTACTTCCAAGGCTCGATAAAAGATTAGTATTATTAGATTTATCCACAGAGGAAGATGAGGTAGTAGTAGTATAAACCACCTCACCGTCTCTATGAATAGTTACATTAATACTCAACTCTTTTTCAAATTCTGGAAGATCTATTTCAAATTTAATAGTTCCCATAATTTGTTTTTACTTTTGTTTTTCGTCAAGTTTATTATTTAAAAGTAATCCTAATATAGTTTCTGTCATTACGTCACCAGAAAGATTTAATTCCCCTTTGAGAGCTTTAGACACGACTCTAGAGCTATAACCGTAAGACAAAACAGTATAGAATGACTTCTTATTTAAAACACCACTTTGAGTCCCTAGATACTGAATGTCTTCTATCTTCTGTGTTTCTGGATCTACACTTACATCAGTTAAACCTGTAAATAAAAGTTCAATAAGTTCTTCCTGTGTAGCATGAAGATCTGATAAACCAGTTGATACAAATCCTCCATCCGTTAAAGTATAAAATTGTTTTCTAAAGATTAAGTAAATATCATTAATATTAGAACCCAACTCTGCAATAACATGATTCATATTGCAAACTCCGCTGGAAATTCTTTGAAACTTCTTAACCTCTGTACCATCAGGAAAATAATACATACAATCTGGATTATAATCATACTGAGTATCACTAATCCAAACTTCAATATCACCTTCCTTAGTCTCTTTGTAATGAATAACCCCATCATTCAAAGCATAACAATCAGATACAATAACATTATCCTTCTCAAAATATCTTGTGCCATCACTCAATTTATCTATAATTTTCTTATTATAGTTTAGAATATAAATTCAACTTATAAAAAAGTTGGTAAGTCTTTATTCGTTATACCTTAAGATTCTAATTATTAATCCAAGGCTTGGTATTACTAGTTACTAGCTTCACCAAATTTACTTACTTATAATCTAGAGAATTACTTCCTTAGACGGCAATTTTATATTCACCTTTGGCACGCATTAGCTTAATTTTCTGATAATCAATCACTTAGATTGATAAGATAGACTATATCATCCCTATAAAATAAGAGTCCCATATATAGTCGTTGAATGTGTAAAATTTTATAATTAATTCAAATACCTAAATCCTTTTTCTGGTTTCCGTCTACACCAATCTCTTAAAGTATCTGTACAGATATTATGAAAATGTGCAGCTTCTTTTACAGTATCAAATACTCTTCCATCAGGATCTATAATTTTTCTTGCTTTATTATTTTTCCCACCTAGTTTTGATTTTGACATATTTTCTCTACATTCCTTAGAAAACGGAGCTCTCTTTTTACCTAATTTTGATTTAGATATCTTATCTCTCGTTTCCTTAGGAAGTGATTTTCCAAAATTAGGGTTATTAGGACCACTATTTTTCTCTGAAATTATCTTTTTAGTTTCTTCAGAATGATGTTTTCCATAAAATGTATTCTTAGTTCCTAATTTTGCCTTAGATTGCTTTTCTCTAGTTTCCTTACTTGGAAATACATTTTTATGAGAATTTGACATCTTCATCTTAGCCTCTTCTGAATGATGTTTTCCTTTAAATGGATTTTTTCCTTTTGTATTTATCATAACTTCTTCTCTAATTAAAGATATTAATCTAATAGAAATTTTACTTAATTCAAACTTTCTAGATTGATCTTTATTAGTGGATAACATTCTTTTAGCTGCATATGATAATTTACTATTATCAGAAAAAGCTTTCATTAAAAAGATATGAGCAAATATGTGATATCGGATAGGCATTCTTACTAAATTATTCTTTTTATTTGTTCCACCCATACACTTAGGTAATATATGATGAACCTCCGTATACACATCTTCAGGATAACCTTCAGACTCCATTTGTATACATTTATCAATTAATTTATTATATTGTTTATAATACCACAATTCTGTCATAATTAATTTTATTTTTACACACTGCTGATTACTTCACAGTTTTCCAGCATTATAATGGGTGTTTTCTTAGGTTTTTATTTCCTAAGCCTCAATTAATTTTTTAAGGCATTGAGTTTATATCGATAATTCATATTAATTTTTTCTTAATATGTCAGACTATATCATTGGAATAATTATCTTCCATTTCATTTATAGTCGTTGAAGAGATATAATAAATATCTCCTGCTAATTAGATTTATTATCTTTCTAGCATATTCCTGAAATTGTCATATAAGAATTTCTCCTATATTTCCGACATATAATTTATCGGTGAGGTAGTATTATAAGCTCCTCCGATCAAGTCACCTTTCTCGAATTTTGTCTTACCTACTCCTACCCAATTATTAGGTCTCGGATATTTTAATTCCCCTCCTCTAACTTTTAGGTAAATCCATCTACCTTCTTCTCTAAACTCACATTGTTTTGGTGCTTTCAATAAGCCTTCTAAGTTAAGCACACGTTCCAATTACTCTTATAATATAATTTATAAGTTAGACTATATCATCCAGAAATTCATCTAGTTTCATTTATAGTCGTTGAAGGGATTTTATTTTCCCCTGCTGATTTATTTTATTACAAATATTTCCAGCAATTATTGAAATTATACGCCACAAATATAATCTATGGCCACCATGTTTCAGACCTAATGCTGCAAGATTATTCATCCTTTTAGAATGAATTTAGACTATACCATTCTTAAATTAATAAGATCTTTTTTTATAGTCGTTGAACAAGTTATTAATATATTCCTTGATGCTGATTATTTTTTTTAATTTCCAGCATTTTACAAAGATTTTCTATATAATACTATTTTATATAGCAACCAATTTTAATTGAGTAGTACCTTCAGTTAATGATGTAGCAAATGATACGATTAAACCTATACAAACTTTATATAGATTACTAGACTATATCTTAAGAGTGTTTTAATCTCTCCTTCACACATAGTCGTTAAGAAGATATATTTTCTATATCTTTTGCTGATTATCTCTCGCTATATAATTTTCGCCTTAAGTTTTTTATTTTACAAGGCGAAGAATAAATAGCGATAATACTCCCAGCAATTCTTGAAGTTTAATAAAAGTCTATAACAAACTTTTATGGACAATTCTAAACTTATCCTATTGCTGCTCCATCAGTAAAACTAAATTTCTTTCCAATCAGGTCTGGTGTAATTGTGCTTAAATCTCCAGTTCTTTTTGTAACAATCGAACGTACTGGAACAAGATCATCCTCAGAACCATTTACTATTGGTTTGTCTGGGTATACCTTTCCGTTCGGTGCTGTTCTTCCTAATGCTTTATATCGTGGAATGAGTAATCCTGTGTTTTCTGGATCTTCTCCTTCATGATATATAAAACTATTTAAAAGGAATGAAATTTGTCGTGTTAAATATCCTGAACTAGGCCATTCAAAGAGATTAGATATTATAATTTTTAAAAGACGTCTTCTAATCTCTTATCCTGCTTACGCTTATTCACGTAAGATTAGACTATATCATGATTAAAGAGTTTCCTTAATCTAACAATACATAGTCGTTGATCTTATCTTTGTTTTCTTCTACTATTATACCTTTTTGGTCTTGGTAGATATTTTACATTATTTTTCTTATTCTCTCGATAAGCTTTTGTTTCTTGAATTTTTCTATATTCTTCAATTCCAGAGAGTATAGTTCTTGCTATACTTCCAACAAGCCTTAGAGTTTCTAAGAATTTTTCAAATCTACACATTAAGTTTTAAAAAGTACTAATAATTCATCTTTTTCTCGTTGATAAGTTGCTGATTTTAAAAAACTTTGACTTCGTCTGTCTATTATTATTTCCAGCATTTCTTTGTTATTTATAGTGGGCTACCATAAAGTTCAGGTTTTATTTCTAACTCCACTAACTTTTCAGTAATATCTTTATTTATTCATAAAGACTTAGACTATACCTTTCTTATTCACATAAGTTTCTACATATAGTCGTTGAATTAATACAAAACTAAATCTTAATTAAACTATATAATCATAAATATTAAATGAATTAACTACTCCTAAACTTTCAGATAATTTAGTATACTTTATATGTCTAGTTGTGAATAGTTCATTTTCAGATAATATAATATATTTTATATTTCTTTTTGCAAAATATTTCTTCGCTGTTATTCTTTTAGCTAAAATCACCGGATCTTTTTCTATTAGATTTGCTGGTTTTAACTCAATAACAACTTGAAGACCCGATTTAAATTTGATGTAAAAATCAGGTAGATATCTATGTTCAGTTCCATCATTCCATTTATAAATAATAGAATTTAAACACCTATCAAATATTTTTATCTCACTTTGCCATTTCTGCTTTTCAAAAAATTTTATAAAATTAATTTCCCAAGATGAATCATAATTAAAATCTTTATTCCAAACTTTAGAATGATATATACCTGTTTTATATTTACCTCCCGTTCGTTTGTTATAATAAGATTTATTTTTCATCATTTCAATATTTCTTTCAGATAATAACCTACTAGAATTCTTTCTCATTTCTAATCCTTTTGGTGTCTTATAGAAATCTTTCATTCGTTGAGAAATTTGTTTTCTTTGTTTTTCTGAAGGACTCCATCCTTTATGTGATTCCCTCTGTTTTTCTCTAGATTCTTTTGTCTGTAATTTGTGAAAATTTTTTAATCCTTGTTCAGACATTCTACTATCTCTTAATAGTTCAGAACACTTTTCTGAACATGTTTTTAAATAACCTCTTTTAAATCCATCCCATCTAGATATTTTTCCACATATTTCACATTTAGGACGATCATTAATATTAGTCAAACCTAATACTACAACATCATAATAAATTTGAGGTGTTATTTTAACAAATTTACTATTATCGTTCAAATGTTTATATAAATGGGATTGAGTTACATAAATATCTTCATCTAATCCAGTAAACCATTTATATAAACATATTTTATAATGACCACGATTGACAACTTTTAAATAATTATCAAATGATTTTCCGGGTTGTGGATTTAAACTAATTAATTTATTAAAAGAATCTATTTCTTCTTTATCTGTTAATATAAACTTTTCCAATTTTCCTGCCATAATAATTTCACAATTTTATGACTTAGTTTTGTATTAACTGCTGATTCTCTTCACAGAATTCCAGCATTTAGTAGAATTTATAGTCAACTAAAGGTAAACTAAAATTGACTGTAGTGATCTATTCTCGATCGCATGAAGCTGATAGTCTTTTTCTGTATATCCTGATAAGAGTGTTCCTCGTGTAATACATTAATAATCAGTATTTATACTAATATTAGACTATATCATTTTATAATAAGCACATAGTCGTTGAACTTTAGATTAATTTTATCTAAAGATGCTAATTCTCAGTAAACATATCTTATATATGTTCACTATTAGGTTCTAGCAATTCTCTTATTTTTCTTTAGTACATACATACTTATTATACTAAAGCTGCTATATTTAACAGGTTTTTCATCAACTCCACTAACAATAAATTGCAATAATACTTATATTACCTTATATAAGTTTAGACTATATCTTTAATATTATGTATATAGTCGTTGAACAAGTAATTAATACTACTTGATGCTAATTCTATAATTCTTACAGTTCTAGCAATTAACATAAGTTTAATATAATAAAATCTATATTATATTGCCCAACTTTTTAGGCATACTCATTGCTACAATCGAGTTTAATTTTACACGATTTGCGCGTGCTAGTTCATTCTTTAAGTCTGAACTAAAACTTTCAGAAACTTCTTTCTCATATTTTTTAAATTCCTCTGTCATTATAAGAAGTTTCTGTTTATCAGTAAGATCTTTTGAATCCGCAACATTACAAATTCTCTTATAAGTTTCAGTGTCACAATCTGCATATAACGTTTTATAATCAAAAGTTACGACACCTGCTAACGTAACGACTCTAAGCGCAAATTTTGTAAGAGCCTTTCTTTTCTCAACTCCGTCAGGGAATTGATTTAGGTACAGGCTTAATTTTGTTGCGCTCTTTGCTCCGATACGTTCAAACTCGTTAGAGAATATTCCAATCTTATCTATATCTGCATCAATAATCTTCGAAATTCTAAGGCGACCATAAGAAGTAACTTTTGATTGATACTCCACATTGCCTATTTTTCCAGTAAATACAATTGGTGTACCTACTTTTATTTTCTTATCTATTTCTGCATCTTTAAGTAATTGGACATAATCTGTATAAAAATACCTCGGACTCTTTAACTCTTCCTGATCATCAAATACATATTCCGTCGCTACCGCTACAATACTAATCATTATTTCTAATATTTTTAGTATTAGACTATATCTTCTTTAGTTGTTCACATAGTCGTTGAAGGAAAGAATATTATCAATCTTTCCCTGCTAATTTGGATATTGATCCTTTCTAGCAATTCTAACAATTCTTAAGTTATATCTCAAACTTCGGACTTTATTAGAAAATCCGTTAAGTGTCTCGTGATTAAATTTATAGATAGGTTCATTATTCTTCTTATAAATTGTCACATATCGCTTTTATCTAATATAATTATCTATACTAGAAAGACTATATAATTCTCTTTTCTTTTAGAGATTTCATTTATAGTCGTTGAAGGGATTTTATTTCCCCTGCTGATCTTTCTATTTCTTTTGAAAGTTCCAGCAATTATTGAAATTTTAGAGACCCCAAAATTCCAGAGGACTCATGCGTTCGTAGGTTTCGGCGGATGCTTCGGGTGGTACCAACTGACATCTTATAAAATATTTTATAAGACAGACTATATCATCTAAGTTATATTTCAAACCTAGTTCTATATTTAGTCGTTGAACATTTCGCTTACGCTTAATGATGCTGATTTGATTTGTTATCTTTCCAGCATTTTAATAGAATTTTCATGAAGTATTTTAACTTTAAGCTACTCTTTTACGAATAGAAACAGTATCACCATCGAAGTCAGCATTTAAAGGTTCACATACCTGTATAGGAAAGTGTCACTTTTGTGTAAAATATTTTCATTTACTAAGTAGACTATATCATTGGATTCGTTCCATATCATTTATAGTCGTTGAAGGGATTTTATTTCCCCTGCTAATTAGATTTTATATCTTTCTAGCAATTATTGATATTTTTCCTAGTTTAGTTTTATTCACTAGGCCACACTTTTACATATGGTATAGTCATCATGGATTTTCAATTTCATTGCAAAAATCGAATATTCATGAAGACTCGGTTGGCGATTAACTCTGTGATAATCAATACTTTAGCCAACATTATAATTGATTATCCAGGATATTTTCTACCCTGCAAAGACTATATTTTCCATGGTTAAAACTAGGTTATCACAACACTAGCCTGGTTTTGTCCATAGTCGTTGGGTTGAATAGTTTATATTTACAGTGAGTTTTGTATTAAAAATTCTAGGTCTTTATTTTCAGAAACTCTATGTTTTAGGAAGTCGTATACTTGTTTTTTGACTTTTAGATCTAGAAATTCAGTATATTTTGTTCCGGTTTCATTAAGTTTCGTATAGTCTTGAAATTTAATAAGTGTATCAAATTCGAGGTCAGCTAATTCGGTTGTAGGTCCAGAGATGATTGCTATAACCTGTCCACCCAAGATATGATTCATGTGTGGAAACTGATAGTTAATTCTGCGATCCCAGTCCTTAGAGAATCCGATTTTAACTGACTTAGGAAATTTAACGAAGTACATATATCCTTGTTCTCCTTGAAATTTATTAAAAAGGAGGTTTCGGTTATTTACTCTCATTGCATATTCAGATCCATACCCTTTAGCATTTTTATCTAGGGCATTTTTAGTCATAATCTGAGCCATTCTTAATCTTTTCTCTTCGCTAGAATTCCACAGCCCAATTTTAGAAGTTCCGGTATATCGTCCTTGTGCGTGAAGCGCTTTCATATGTTCGGAACGATTCCAGGGGCTGTTAGAAGATAGCGAAGATGAATATAATTTTCTTTTTATCTTCATAAGCTCTTCTTTTTTAGGGTTTTGTTTTCTTGTAAATATAACTTTCAACTGCTGATTAGAAATAAGATTCTTCCCAGCAATACACAAAATTTAATACTACAGTTTTCAGGTACTGTAATATTCTAGGATTCACACCTAACGTACCAATTAGGAAACCATTAGTACGATTTGTTTTTCCGCATACTCTTTAAACATTTTCAGAGTTTCCGGATTATTATATTCTTCTTTTGTTGCTTTGAGTGCTTCGTTTTTGGTAAAATTCAGCTCTTTCATTAAGTAATCTAAGAAACCTTCCCGACACATTTCATAAGCGATATGTATTGGAACAGAGATTTCATCGATAGCTAATGTAGTACTAGGTATAATTGGGCATCTAGCAGAATTTTTAGTACGGACAGAATACAAGTCACGTGCTAGATTTTCTTTAGATGTATTAAGTAGTGCTGTAGCTTCTTTTTTCCCAGCATTTAGGAGAGCACGTAAAAGGGCTGTATATCTAACTCTTTCTCCAGGGGTATTAAATTTAGATGTAACTTCCTCATAGTTCAAGTCATTAGATTTTTTATCTTCTACGCAACAAAGTCTGATAATAATAGAGTACCAAATACTAAGTTTATGAGATCCCATTACTTTTTTCCCGTTTTTAATTCCGAGAGTAAAAGGTCTCATCATAGCAGGTTGTACTAGGTAATACCGATTAATTAATTTTTTAAATTCTGTAAGACGAGCGGGAAAATGTTCTTCAATAATTTTAATTAATCCTTCGTAAGAACATAGAGCTTCATCAGTAATAAATTCTGATATTTTTAGTTCTTTTGTTGTTGGATTATATTCGAACTGGCAGGTATCAAAAACTTTAATACCTAATTTCTTTGCTCCTCTTGCACTATAACCATTTCTTCGAAGATCGTCTCCAAAGAAATCTAACACAATTTTACTATCTTTAAAAATATCTTCGAAAAGTTCTTTAAAGATATCAAAACGTAAATCATTCAAGTAATAGAAAGGAAGTTCAATTCTAGCAAATCTTCTCAATCCCTCTTCTCTTGTAAATACTCTTGCCCCGCAATGAGGACAAGGTTCAGCAGAGGGTTGTCGAATTTTTCCACAAATACATCTATCTTCCATGGGTGAGCCAAAAATATCGACATCATAGACTCCACCGGCGATAGGTTGTATTCCATTGTACTTCAGGTCCAAGTCTCTATGATTAAATAGGACTTGATCTTTTCCATCACTTTTAGTATAATCGATGATAGCTTCATCGGTTAGTAACTCAAGAGATACTGACATAAAATTTTAATATTTTTACTGTTTAACCATTCCTTCGACATCTTTCCAAATTATCTTAGTAGCTAGTTCAGAATCGTCAGGATTATTTTTTGACCAATCTTTATATACTTGTTTTACATCTGATATTGCATCTGATCTGGTCTTGTCTTTTAATCTTTCATAAACTCCTGCTTCTTTATCTATAACTACCTCAATCATATCTGAAATAATATCTTGAGTAATAGCTCTTGATGTATTAGTAAATCTGGATCTATATTCACGATAAACCAATACGTCGTCATAAGTAAGTTCGAGATCAGAGTATTCGGCTGATGATCTAATTTCGGCTGGTTCTTTATTAAACCATGATAACTGTAACTTTCTAACTCGATCTGCCACAGCCTGTCTACCCATTTCTTCGTACTTCTTTGCTAATTCTTCGACGATATCATACTTAGCTTTTAGGATTTTTCTCATTGCTTCTTTTATCTGAGTTGCATATTCTTCGGGCATAGTAGGACATTCAACAATTAAGTCATACATACCAGAAGAGAATAAGAAAATAATAAAAGCTGGAATTTGTCTTTGTTTTCTTCGCTTTGATATAATAGAGTCTTTGCTAATATCACGAGTAGCCAAAAATTCTATGAATCTTGCTATTTGGTTTCTCGCTTCTTCAGCATATCTCTTATTAAATCCAGAATCATCCTCATCTTTAAAGTCTATATCAACATCTTCTCCGCGTAAAGGAGTATCAGGTGTATAGAGGCTATTAACCATACGAGAGTGACCTTGCTTATGAAACAAATCTTTAATAATATTTCCGACTGTATTAACTGAAGTATGTTTAGGATTAGCCCAAACTATAGTAGTAACAGCATCTTCAATTGCATTATCTTTATCCAATTTTCCTGCTGCTATTATGTCATCGTATGCTGTAGATAACCAAAGTTCGTCCTTAGTCATCTTACCTTCATACTGAGACTCATCTACTTTAATTTTCTTCTCATCCTCGTCATCTCCAATAATACTCTCATCAGAACCTTCAGAGTCATCGTCGTCAGAATCATCTCCTGTTTCGTCTGGACCTAGATATCCTTGATTTTCTAGGTCTTCTTCTTCTTCATCTAACAAATAATCGTCTTCCATTCTTTATTAGCATTATTATTTTTAATTAATTAGTATAAACCTTGAGAGGACCTGAAATTTCCTCTCAATTATTAGGGATTGACCCTTGTTTTAGCGCGTTTTGAAGGTAAAAAAGGAAGAGAGTTATTTCTCTTCCTTAATAAAATTACTCTATAAGAAAATCTTTTGCTGTTCCATGACCTAAAGATAAAACTAATTCAACTGCTTTAGGTCCACGCATATAGTAATTTCCATATTTATCTAACTTATTCTTATTTAAATAGTTATCTCTTATTGCGTCTTTTTGTAAAACTTTTAAATTATCATTGGATTTTACTGACTCCACTGAAGTAAAAGCCCCTAAAACTTCTGTCTTATCTTTATTAAAAACATATACAATAGTTTCCATCTTCTTATATAAATTGAAACTATCCCCTACCTCAATACATATAAATCGTTTACTTACTGTATTAGAATATAAAAATCCTGTTCTATTAAATTTATTACTTTCTTTTGACTTATTTAATACTTTTTTGCTAAGTTCTTCTGAAGAAATATAATCTAAAAAATCTCCATATAAATTACAAAGTACTATATTCTTAAATAATTTTTCTCTGGTCGTTTGATTATTCATATTTCCTTTCTGATTAGTTACTCTAAGATTAGAAAATCGATTATCATATGGAATTGTATTAATGTGATCTACTACTTCACCATCAGTTAAATTTCTTTTTAAGATAAATTCCATAATAATTCTATGAACTCTTAGCGAATCCTTATTAAATGTAATTCTAACATATTGGTCTTTATCAAGACTATATAATAACCTTTCTCTATATTTTAAAAATCCTTCCTTACATACATATAATCCAGGATATTTCCAATGTTCATACCATTCTCTACCATAATCTATATACAAATATTTTCTAAACTTATATTGAATATTCTTTTCATCTTCTTCAGTCAATTCAGGAAGTTCATATAAAATTT